TAATCACATTATTGAATTTAGCAAAGCAGGTATATAAAGCCTTATCGCAGCCTTTGACAATCTCGACTATATCGCCTGAATCTATCGGCAAGGGAAATGGCTGAAACATGGTAAACCTATTCTCAACGTTGGCGCTGATATCTCGGACAGCGCCTTGATTTTTGCCGGTAACAAAAGTAATTTTGCCTCGATCATAATCGCCAGTAAGATGAGCACCACCAAGATCCAAAGTATATTGATTGATTACAGCATTGACAGTTTGCTGACTGGTGACGGTCGCCACATTGAATTTACAGTTACTATCACCCAAATCATGCGAACATTTCTTAGAGGTAGTTTTCCCAATCTCCGTTTCCAGAAGATAATCAAGCTTACGAACTTCGATTTCAAATCCGCGATCGCTCTGCTTTGCTTTCCCCAGGAACCCTTCATATACTACTAAGAAATTAGGTGCAATAGTTTGCAGTGAATTTGGGAGGTTAGTAATATCAATATGAAAACAAGTTATCTTCGCGTAATGGTACAGACCTGCTATTAAGTCGGTATCGGTTATGCGATCGCTAGTTAGTATGCCTTGAAGGTTCTGGGAATCACTTTGCTTAAATCCTTCTTCAGAACTATCCGCTGATGGTGCAAAACCTGATATTGGTTCATAGGTCACTCCATCGATGGAAAAGCTGAGGTCAAAGCTGGTAAAACCTAATTTGAATCTGTCGATTCTTTCGATTAACCAGCACCAGGTAATTGAAGTGACGGGTTGCGCGATCTGATTCTGGAAGGCTGAGTCTAATGTTTTCATTCTACTACCCTAAATTGTTCTACTCTAGTAACAAATCCCCAAAATTGAGTAAATCAAAGAAGATGTTAAGCTTTCAGGTAAAGATGGAAATGATGCTAAAAAGTATCAGGAAAAACAAGTAAAACTAGCCATAGAGGAAATCCAGAAGCATGGAAAATAATTTGAAGTATCGAATTCTGATTCAGTGGAGTGATGAAGACAATTGTTATCTAGTTGCTTTACCTGATTTTCCTTCAGAAATTCAAACCTGGGTAACTCATGGTGATACCTATGAAGAAGCTTTGAAGCATGGACTAGAAGTCATGGAAGAATTAATTTTAATAGCTCAAGACGAGGGCAAGCCATTACCTAAAGTTCCACAATTAGCATTAGCTTAATTTGTGAAGATGATCGCACTTTGGAATTCTGGAGCTAAAGTTTTCACTAATCAATGAATTGTGTATTTTCTTTGTTTTACTATCAGATAGTATCCTAAAAAAATATTAAATTTATTCAGTATGAGGTGAATATCTAGAAAGCTCTTTTAATATATATATTAGGTAGAAATTATACATCTAAATTGATTTGGCATCAGAGAATTAGTCAAATATAATCAAAATCCTCTAAAAAACTGATTCTTATGAAAATAGAACTAATAGTTGAGCATTATCAAAAAACTTTCGAGCTGACTATGCGTACTTGGGAAATACGCAATAGAACCTTTCTCATAATTCTAGGTGTTGTGGGAATAGGCACCTTGATCACATGGAATGTTCCAGAAAGCCAACCAATTCTTGTAGATTTTTTGATGAAGCTTTTAGGAATTACTAATGAAGAGCGAGCCATTGAACTAAGAAGTAGTTTACCTTATGGTCTTTTGCAGAGTATTTTACTAATTGTAGTAGCCTATTTAACCCTAATTTTGTATCATAGAACTGCTACAATTCAACGATTCTATAAGTACCTGGCTAAGCTAGAAGAAGAGATTAGAACAGGCATGAGCTTATCGGGCAGTGATGTTAGCTTTACTCGTGAAAGTGGTTTCTATGACAAGCACAAACCCAAATTAGGTTTTTTTGTTGCCATATCCTACATATTAATGTTGGGAGGACTATTGGCAGCTTTTTTGGGCTACAGAATTTACTCTGACTTTTCCAGTGGAGCAACATCAGTAGGTATTGTTGATTCAATTCTTGCAACGCCAACTGTTATGTTTTATATAGGATATATGATTTCTTCCATTAGCTAACTCAACTAAAACAATTAAAAACAGAAGCATTTTATCACCGCCTATTATCCTCCTAAGTTGTTCTAATTGTTCCTGTTGAATCTGATACTCAGAAGCTCTAAAACTATCAACATCAGGACTTGCAAAAGTAGAACTCAAATAATAATTCTGCGTCGTTTTTGGAATAGAGCGATCGGGTTCTCCAATAGCACCAATATTAATCTTCGGATATAATCCAAAACCGCCAATAAAATAGCCTTAATTGTCCCCCCATCGATGGAAAAGCTCAGGTAACAATATCTATCGATTATATTTGCTACTATAACTAACAGATATTAAACATAATTAACACCACTATGGCTATCAAAATCCAGAATAAAGATGTTCCAAATCAACATCGTTTAGCTCCAAATACTAACGGTGAAAAGCCCCAAAAGAGAAAACAAATCCAAACACTAAATATAGAAAAACTTGAGCAAGTAGTTGGAGGACTGGTTCCTTTCCCAAGATTGCACTGATTGATGAATAGGTAGATACTCATAAATTATTCAAAATTTCAGGCCCTACCATTCATACGTCTTAAATACTCTAGTTGCTCCTGTTGGATCTGATACTCAGAAGCCTTAAAGCTATCAATCTCAGGAGTAACAAAAGTAGAACTCAAATTATAAACTTGGGTGGTGTTTGGTTGAGAGCGATCGCGTTCCCCAATAGCACTCACATTAATCTTTGGAATACTATAATCCAACCCTGCCAACAAATTAGCCTCAATCGTCCCACCATCCATAAAATTGCCAGAGAATATCTTCTCCAGCGGATTAACCCCCAGCGCTTGCTTAAGCCCTTGATACCTCCCAGCCTCACCAGTCTTAATTGACAGAACCTCTTCTCCAGGCGTGAATACCGCCAACCGTCCACCGCTCCCCTCACGCCGAAAAGCATTACGAATTGGTGCCGAAATCTGCTGTAGGCGATCGCTAATTGGTGTCGGCACAACCCGATCAACCGTACCACCCTCCTCAAAATTCTCAATCGTGCCACCCTCACTAAGACTCGAAACGGCAGTTTTAAACATATCAGCAATACTACGAGCAAAGTTACCCACCAGATTCAATAACAATTGCCCGACATTATCCACATCCTTAACCACCTCAGAAAAGAAATTCTGAAACTCTTTCAGTCCAACATCTCGGATTGTTCCTTTGAGGTCTTTGAATTGGTTTTGAATACCTACCAAATTAACTTGGTTCAGCAAATCAGCTTGACGCTTCAACGCAGCTAACTTCTCAGGTTCCCCCGCGTATTCTTTCTCCAAGCGAGCTATTTCTTGGTCATATCGTAAATCTTCCTGCGCGATCGCGTTTTCCCGTTGAATGCGATTTGCCTCCAACTCAAAACCATCACCACGAATTAACTCCGCTTTTTTCCCGTCAATGCCGGAATTGATATTAAGCAATTCTTGCTCATAGCTGAGATCGCGATTATCAGCCTCTCTGTTGATTTCCTCTTCCGCGATCGCGCTACTTCTTTTTTCCAGCTCGATTAACTCTTTTCTGTGTTCATCGTCTGGAGTATTCAACTTAATATCATCTATTCGTTTACTAAGCCTGAGTCTTTCCGCAATAAGCTCATTCTGCCTTCTTTGTTCATTAGTTCCTCTTCTCGCGGCTATATTACTCTTAAGCTGCTGTAACTCTTCTGTTTCAGTTAATTCAGCGATTCGCTTTTTCAGTATTCCTTGCTCTTTGATGAATGCTACTGTTTTCTCTTTTTCCTCCGCGATCGCCTTATAAACTTCCACCGTCTCTTCCAATTGTGCTTTCACTTTAGGCAAAGTATTTTCAGCCTCAGTTAATATCTGATTGAGCACAGGTAAAATAGCCTGAGCCTGGGCATCCCCGGTCGCTTGGATTTGTGAGATCGCATCAGGAAATATTTTTAAAACTCCTTCAATAGTTGCCAGTTCATCAGACAAAGCTTGAGTTTGCTGAAGTCCCTCAAATTCTAAATTACGAAACTCCGCCGCCGCCGCCCTGATTTCTCTTTGAACTTCAATATCAGCATTAGATCTGACTGATTGGGACTGAAGATTAGCAACCTTATCTAACAAATCAGCAAGCCTATTGTCCTTTTGAATCGTTTCAATCTGGAATTGCCGTCTAATTTTTTCCTTCTCATTAGCGATCGCTGTATCCAGATCCTCTATACCAAAGCCACCTAATATTTCCTGAAGATCCAACTGTCTAAGTTCTTCCGTATTAAATTCTTGATTACCTGAGATCGCTCTTTGAGCTAAATCATCACTTCGACTTGAACTACTATTTTGCCTGGAAACGTTTTCACTGGAATTAGACTGATCAATGATTATCTGTCCCTGAGAAGCATTATTCAGCATAGTTTTTGGATTAACCCATTGCCCATCGACTTTTACTCGATAATCCAAATGATCACCCGTTGAAACTTTTTCTTTTCTAGCTCGTGCAGTGGTAAAAGCAACCTCCCCTATTTTCTGACCCGAGGAAACGCGATCGCCAACTCCCACAAGTAAATTATCAGACAGATGAATAAACCATTCCGTAACAGTTTGACCTGACTCGTTAACAGACTCAACAGCTACCTGCATCTGATCTGCTAAAGGCTTAATATGTCTAATAACGCCATCCCTCACGGCCAAAACGTCAGTCCCACCAGGAACGGCAATATCTATACCCTCATGAGAATCTCGACGACCAAATATAATTCTTTGCCCAAAACCACTAGTAATAGTTGCTTCATCAAGAGTCAACCCAGGCAATGGAAAATTAACGGCATTGTTATTTGTGACCTGATTATTGCCAACATTAGCATTACCATTAAGCCGATTACGAAAATCTCCTAAAGCATCAGTCGCACCTCGAACTTGCTTAATAAAATCTCGCATTCCTTGTTCATTAGAATAAGCCTCCGATTCAAACTGCAATCTAGAACTTTTCAACCCTAAACTTTGCTCAAAAATTTGCTGTACCTGGTCAAATAAAGATTGCACACCTTCGATAATCCCATTAACAAAGCTCTCACTGCCAGGTGAGATCGCCCTTCTCAACTGCGATTTAATATCTTGAAAGAAAATTTGGTTGACAAGGCGCTCTGTCTCTATCTGAGCCTCTTTGATCTTCTGCTGTAAATTAAAGAAATAATCGTTAATTGTCCGATTCATTTCCTTCAAATCAGTTCGAGATTGCTTGATATTTTGGGCTAATTGCTCCCTAAACTGCAAAATCTGGGCTTCATCTTGCCTAATATTCAATAAGGCTCTGAGAGCTTCTTGCTCTTGAGGATCTCGATCCTCTTTTTCTAAGAAATTGGTAAGGGTCGCAGTCGTAAGCTCCACGCCTTTTTCCGCCGCCGCCGCCTCAATTCTTTTGATCCCTGTGGCTAATTGTGGTGATTGTAAATCTTTTTGAATAGCATTAATTGAACCCGTCAGATGTTCAATCCGATCATTGAGATCCTCATTCTCCAATTGAGTAAGTTGCAGTTGAACAACCTGCTCGCCAGTAACACTCTCTATACCTTCACGAATAATATTGATTCTGCCTTCTTGGGTAGCGCGATCGCGATTCTCTAAAAATCCTTGGGTCTTCTCTTCTGAAATTTGCAGTCTTCGAGAAAATTCTGATAATTGTTTTGGTAATTTTGCTAATTCTTCATTGATTCCCTCAAGGGCTGTTTCACTATCTGCTAGTAAAGAATTTAAAAATTGGATTTGACTCTCAGCTCTTGATTCAGTTATGCCGCCTGTTAATTTCAACTCTTCAACTTCCTGTAATTTTTTCTTACTGGTGGCAATAACAAGCTGGATATTTTCTTTTTCCTGAGAAAGAATCTTTAGCTGCTCATTCCTTTTCTTCTGAATTTCTCTTTCTGCTGCTAGAGATTCTTTCAGAGCCTTTTCATCACCAGGCAATAACAACAATCTTTGAGATTGAATTTCCCGAATTTGATTGTCATAATCATTGATTTTTTCTGCGGCTTCTGTGGCTTTTGACACATCCATCAAAGTTTGATTTGCCACCGCCCCAAAATCAGAAATAGATATTACTAGATCGTTTTCTCTTTTCTCTGCTAAAGTCTTGAAATTAGTGTTATCTAACCTGCGATTATATCTAGACTCAATTCCTTTTAAACCTAAGTTTCCCGCTAAATCACGAATCGCAGTTTTCCCAAGGATCTCTAAACCCTGTAATCTTCTTCTAACAAGATTGTCTAAATTTAAATTGTCACCACCTGCAATTGGTTTAGCAATTGCGCCAAACCAATTATCAGGCAATTCAAAACCATCAGCTATTCTCAATTCTGTAGATTTCTGCGGTAAATCAGTATTTATATATTCAGCTTGGGCTTTATTTGCTGCGTTCCAGGCTTCTGTTAAAGCATTAATACCTAATTTAAGTTTTTCAATATCTTTTTCAGTTTCCTTGTAGGGATTGCCAGCTACTTGAAAGGCGTTATTCGCTGCTTTTATCGCTACTGCTATTAACAACCAAGCACCTAAAGCTTGCAAAAGTATTGCCCTTACTCCCCATAATTTAAGTATTGCACCTTGAACTCCATTAACTACAAACATAAAGGCTTTCATTGCAAGAGTAGTTATCGTTACATTTTTGGCTAGTGCCAATATGACAACAAGCAACACATTGAGTATTACTTTTGCGAGAGTTTCGGCATGTTCCGCCGCCTCACGAAAAACAACAGATTTAACTCGCAACTCAAGCCTTTTTAAAGGTAGAAATATTTTCCCAACAGCAACCTTAAAGGAGTTGGAAGCATTGTTAACTCGAACCTGTAATGAAGCGGTACTTACCTCCATACTGTTCATTAAGTTCTTAGCATTTAACAAGGCGGCAACTTTGGGCAAAACATCTAATCTCAATTGCCCGCGACTCATCATGTCTTCTAGTTGGGGAGTCGAAACACCCTGAGCTTGTCCAACTAATCCAATGAAATCACCAAAGCCCGAAATATCCCCGATTTGCCCTCTAACTTCTTCAGCGGTTAGCTTTCTTTTCCCTACAATCTGAGATATAGCAGTAAATAGTCTATCTTGAGATTCCGTGCTTAATCCTCGATTACTGGCAGTAGTGGCAAAAGCCTCAAAGAGATCTTCGGTTTGAAATCCTTCTAATATTGTGTCTTTTGCTGCACCAATTAAACTACTATAATTTCTCTGAGCTAAAGATACATCAATATCTAAGTCTAAGGCTGCGGTTGTTACATATTTAAGGTTACTAAGTCCTTCTTCAATGTTTCTGGAGCTATATACAATAGCCTTTTCCAGAGTCTCAGCAGCAATGGCAGTTTCAACAAATTCCTCACTAAGGCTCTTAATTAAACCTAAAGTTGCCTTTATTCCTAAACCACCTAAAAACAGACCTACTAAAGGTGAAAGAGTACTGGTAATACTGCTAATTATTGGATTAGAACTAGCTAAAGTATTGATTTGCGTAGTAAATTGATTAACAAGTTGATTAAGCCAATTTCCATTGGTAGAGGATTGATCATTGATATCTGCAACCTCTTCGGACAAGTCTTGATTAGCTTCATCTAATACTTCTACCAGGTCAGTTAATACAGTTCTTAATTCGCCAGTCCTTTCTCTAATTTGCTCTCTAATAGCTCCTGCTAATATTTCTTCAGGATTAGTTTCTATACTATTTACTAACTCGTGTAATTCCTGTTCAAGTTGCTCCCTTCTTGCCAATAATTCTCTTGGGGCATCATCGCCCAAAAGCCTTGAATCAAAGTCAACCTCATTAAATCTATTTTGTAGATCTTCTAACCCCTCTAAATCTGATTCAGTTAAGCCGAGGTTAAATCCTTCTACTACGTAACGACCAATGCGACGAAAAACACGGGATGGTGATTGAATGTCTAAATTTTCTTCAGTGGCATCAATTGTTTCATCGGCGATCGCTTGTCCAGCCTCTCTGACCGCCGCCAAATCTTCTAAGATACCTTGAATAAAGCCTTGGGCAACTTGATCACCCGCCTCCTCAGCGTCATTTAATTGACTAGCTAAAAATGTTTCTAGATTATTGGCAAAGTGAGCTTCTAATCCTATGGTGGCTCTACCTCTTAAATTTGGCTGTCCTCTCCTGATTTCATTTTCGATAGAGGTTGTTTGAGCCAGATTTCCTACTAAAGAACGATCCGTTATTCCCGCAGCTCTTAAATCTCTGTAAATTCTTTTGACTGCTTGGATTTCCTTGAGTAACTCTTCCCCGATTTCTCTTGCAAGATTAATGTCGCCAGCTTCTAATGATTCACGATAGAAAGTAGCTAATTCTTCAACGTCTTTTCTAATTGCTCTAAAGTAAGCTTTTCTGCCCTCAATATCTAACTCGTTATAGTTAGGAATAAAAGCCAGGACTAGATCCTCTGCTTTTTCTTCGGCTTCTTGCATTAGATTATCTAGATATTGCTGATACTCTGCAACATATTGATCTAGGGTTAATTCTGGTTGGGTCTCTGGAGGTTCTTGATTTTGTTCTTCTTCTGTTACTCTTCTGGTGCCATATTGAACGCCAAGCTTTTCTAATTCTCGATCTGCTTTTTTGCCGTGACGGGTAAAGAATCTACCGCCTCCAACTTCTTTTGCTTGTCCCGAAAGATTAGATACTCTTTTCAATGCTTCTATTTGATTCTCTCGAAGTCTACCTAGTAATTCTGCTTTTTCTTCTGGATCTAGTATTTCTTCGTTCTGCTCTACTCTTTCTATTAATCCAGCATTATAGCTAGCACTACTTCGAGCGCCATTTAATTCTTCATAGATATTTTTTAGCCGCTGTACTTTTTCTGTATCTCCATAAAGAAACCTTTGGAATTCTTCTGAAAAGAAAAGATATTGGTCAATAGAATGAGTATCAATCCCTTCAATATTTTGCAACTCGGTTGTTAATTCTGGGATGAGATAAAAACCTAATAAATCTTTGATTTGCTGGTTTAGGTTTTTTAATTGATCTATGTTGAGAACTGGATCGCTTTCGCCTAAGATGCGATTAAATCCTTCTTCTTGTAGTTTGATTATTTCTGCGGCTGCTTTTGTCGAGTCAGGATTGTAGCCAAGTCGGTGAACCTCAGCAAACATTCCAGTTACCTTTCCTGCCATATCCTTAAACGCATCATTAGGCTGTACTACGTCTGTGAACTCATTCGTCAGCCCTACATATTGAGTAGTATCGTCTTGAACTATTCCACCTATCTTATTGGCAAATTGCTGTCCTGATTTACCCTGCATTCCAGTATATCCACCAATAACAGCAACAATATTTTCTGTCCCTTCTCGAACTTGGATATCGTCGTAATCGTCCCTATCTAGTCTTCGATTTAGATCAGCTTGCCCTTCGGTGGTTAATCTTGCAGCTCGAACATCAGCAGCTAAATTAGCAGGGTTCAAGATATTGGCAATTCTCTGCTGTAATTCTTGAACTGTATCGTTGATTAAATTGATATAGGTTTCAAAATTAGCTCTTATCTGCTCTAGAGGACTTTGGTCTATTTCCAAATCTGGTGGTGTGTCACCATCGGGTCTATTACTATTGGGTGGATTGCCACCACCATCGGGTTGATCATTGTTTGGTGGTGTGTCCCCACCTTGACCACCATCAGGTTGATTATTGTTTGGTGGTGGACCATCATATCGTCGTTGATCTGATTGGCCATTATCACTTCTTCCAAATATGGCTTCTCTGACATCTTCAGACCTTATATATTCGTCAAAAAAATGACCCCCTGGTACGGAATCAAACTCAGTATCATCATTGACAAAATCAACAAGTGCTCCTGCCTGATGTAAAGCATTCAGCGGATCTTGTTCTGCAAAAATTCTGCGGATATTTTCTGGTTTAAGATTTCCTTTTAAATTTGGCGTTCCAGCCGTGACCGCCTCAACATTGCCAACTTCTAATTGTTCTAATAAATACTGTGCTTCTTCAACGACAAAGCCCCCGGCTGAATGACCAACTAATTTAATTTGAATTTCGGGATTTTGTTCTCTGAGGGCTAAAACCTTATTGACCATTTCAACCGAATCGGGGTTAAAACCTTTAAGGTTAATCTTGGCTGCATTGGCTACTGCATTAACGCCCCAAGCCGCACCCGATGCTAAATCGGTAGCTTGGAACATTACATCAGTGAAGGAAGTGTCTGAGGAAATAACGGCAGTTTTGTCGTCTTGGTTGATTTCTCTTAATTTTTCCGCTTGAACTCTTCCTTGTGTTCCTCCTTCTCCCGCGAAACCAGATGCAGTGATAACTACTTGCTCTAGGTCTTGAATATTCTCAATTTCTTCATTAAAATTCGCTTTGCGTGCGTCAACCTTTCTGGTAGCTTCTTCTTTGACTGAAGCTCGCCGAAAGCCTGTCATTGTAGAGTCAAGCAAAGAATTCGGTATGCCAACTAAAGCTGTGACAAATTTACTAACCTTATTTAAATCTAAACTTCCAGTTCTAGTGTTTAAGTCGGCAATAGTAAATTTAAGGGTATCAAATTTATCATTAAGATTACCCAGCCCATCATTGACAACGAAGCCTATTGTTTTACCTGCTACCTTTCCTTTTCTTTCTTGGGAATAGTCTATTTCTTCTTCGAGGGTTTGAGATAAACCAGTGGCAAATTGAGTACCAAAAAGATTGCCTATACCTTCGTAGTAACCTGATGATATAGCATCAAACTTGGTAGTGATTGAGCCTACCATTTGGGTGAAAATATTGCCTTTTTTTTTGTCCTTATCCTTATTTACAACGTTGAGAGTAAGGCCATTACTACTATTTACTACTCGCTTTAATCCGTTGCTTAAGTCTTTAATATTTTCACTTGTCAGATTGACATTGACGGTGAATCCGCCACGAAACAGACTAGAGGAAAGAGAGTCGCGACTTTTAACATCTGTACCACGTCCCTTAAAACCACTAGAGACGGGGTCTTTAACGCCCATTAATCTTTGGACAACTTTACTGCCAAACTCGCCCCCGATCGCCTCATAATATCCCGAGGCTACAGACTCGATGGGCTTCTTTACTAGCTGAAATAATCCACCTAAAACATTGCCTTTCTTAAAATCTTGCAGCGCATTTGCCCAACGGTCGAAAAGCTCGTCATTATTTGCATTGATAGCGGCTGCCACCGATTGCCCAATTAATTCAGCTTGCGCCTGATTTACGGCTTCAGTATCAGTGCCAGCATAAACAATTCTTTGGTTTGACTGAACATTGTTGGTTTCTTCTTTTACACTAGCCGAAAATGAAGCATTACTTTTACTTTGGGTTTTAGTCTTGGATATTTCTTGATTTGTTTTAACCTGACTTCGACGTAATTCTTCATTGGCTTTAGCGCTTTTTTTTATCCCGACTTCAAGCTTAGACAAAGACTTAGAAGCTTTTTCAAAGCCTTTTACCTGAAACTTAATACCTAATGTTCTTGTAGCCATGGGATTATTTTTGCTCTAAAGATTCAACTAGCGCAGCAATAGTTTTTCCATCCCCCCAAAATGCCAGTCTTTGGTAAGCCAACCTCTTAGCCTGATCTTGAGCTTCAATAGATTCAGCACTTTTCAAGAAAACTTTTAGCTGTCCATAAGTATAATTTTGGATTTCACTAAAGGAATGACCAAATTTTATGAGGCGACTTATGCGCTCTCCCCAATCTCCACTTGAGGGACTATTTTTATTTGCTTGGTTATCTTCTCCATATTCTCCATAAAAAAATCAGAATTAACTTCTATTACCGCTGCAACCAAACAAGTTATTTCTCCTAGATGAAGGGAGTCAAAATCTAAAACTTCTCGTAAGCAAAATTCTATTAATATCTGAATATCATCGGCAACTGTTTCACTAGCGTCATTAAAAACATTTTGTACAATTTGTGGAATTTCTTCATATGTCGCATCCAATTTATCTAGAAGATTGATTCTTCGTTCCTTGTCTTCATCTTCTGCCGTAAGATCGATAATCTCTTCAACTTTTTTGTTGTAATCATCTCTAACTGCTTTATAACATCCCCAATATCTTTTGATGATTTCGATTACTTTTTTGAAGTTTTTCCATTTAAAAGGATAAAGCTCTACTCGCTTATTTTCCTCTTGAGAATTACCACTTTTAAAAATTATTTCTTTTGATTTTGTTAAAATTTCTAATTGACTCATTTTTTATTTAATTGCTTTATTTGCTAATTCTTCTAAATCGATTACTTTCTTTGTATTCCGAACTTTTTCTAATTTGTATATTGCGTAATTTCGATTATCAGTATGCCGATAAATTAATACATTATGAGAAAACCTTAATTTACTGCCATATTTAGCTTTTAAGTGTCTCCAGGAGTTTTTTTTATCAATACGTTTAAAGCCCAAACGTTTGCCGTCAGGCAATAAAATCCACAGATTGGGATTTCCCCTAATACTTAATCTTTGAGCAAAAGAAGCAAGAAAAGGATTTAGTCTTACATAACTAGCACGCTCAAAATGGTAAACCTTAATGCCACGCTCCACCGCCTCAGAGCTAATATTGAGTTTTCGAGCAAACTCCCTTCTCAGCTCCCCTCTCAGCTCATCTGCCGCACTTTGCACCGCCTCCTGCGACTCAGCATAGAGCGTAGCCAACTCATCCCTAAAAAAACTCTCCGACTCCGAAGCCATAAACCCTAAGCCGCCTGGGGAACCTGTCGAATCGTAAGATATCGAGAATACTTATCCCCTGCAACCTGCCTTCGGTAGCGATCAAACAAAGCAATTCCAGGCTGCTCAAACTTATTAAACTCATCACCGATCGCCTGTAACTCCTTCATCGGCTCAAACCTCAGCTTCGGAATATCAATCACCACGGGACTATTATCCTCCGCACCATTCAAGCCCTCAAACCGCAACCAAAAATTTCTATTCACCGACTCAAAAGCTGCTATAGCCTCCTCCCCAGCACAAACATAATTAGCCTTCAACACAGCCCTCTGCAAATAACTCGCAGCCGCAGCATGACTAATCCTTCCCGTAGCCAAATCCACAGCATAATCCGTACCCTCAACATAAGTCACTGCCCCCGCCTCATCGGTCAAAGAAGCAAAAGAATCAAGATTAATATATTCCAAAGCCGAATGCTTATTAAGATAGGCGATCACAGTTTCATCCGTCACAGTTGTACCTGCTCCAGTTTCCGTCAACTCCCCAAAAATCATCCTTCGCAAATTGTCCTTATACAACGAACACGCCTTATAAGTAGCCTCAATCTTCAAACCCTTCTCAATCTTCGCATCCAAAGAATTATTACCCGTTTGCGACTCCGTATGCTCAATCGCATCAGTCTTAAACGTAATCCCCAACTCAGACACATTACCCACAAACTCAAAACCCTCCGGATTCCCCAAGCCATCACGCTCAGCCAAAAAAACCTGACCCTGTCCCCGAAATAAACGAGTATTATCCTGAACCTGCGCCATAATAATTATTCCAAATAAAAAGTATCAGTTTTGTACTTAACCAAAGTCTCCAAGACTATTTCACAGGAATTTAAACCCTGAATCTCCCCCAGCTTCTCCCGCTTAGAAAGCTCAGTAAAAACATAAGCAAAACCCCAAGATTGGTTCTCCCCAATAAGCTGTATAAGCTCCCTTAAAATAGTCGTCCCAAGTATAGCCGCATCCTCGCCAAAAATCACAGCCGTAAATTCAACCACAACAGTAACCTGATGCTTCCCATTCTCCCTCTTGAAAAAACCCTCGCCATCACGAAAAATTAAATAATTAACCCCCTTCTCCGTTGGCGTCGCCTGCCAATACCTAATCTCAGGAAAATCAACACTAAACTTATGATTTTTGAGGATATTCAATATCGCATCAAATAACTCATCCTCTTTGATCACCGCATTCCTTTTAAGCATTATCTATCTATAGAAAAGTCTTTATAAGGTGCAAATATTTCCACCCTATTTAAATCATCTAAAGATGACCCTGAATCGATACTTACAATATCGCTCTCAAGAGGTGGAAACGTTTGCACCTCATTAAACTTCTTTGTCGGAACCTCCAAAGGCTCCAATGGTATTTCTTCAACGCTCATCTTAGACCTCAAAAGATTTTCTAAAAGGAATAGCCAAAGAATCTCGAACACATTCCAAATTCTTAATAGGTACCCGACAAACCGAAATTTCAGGATCATAAAACATCGGGACTAGATCCCTTGCAATCTCATAACCCTTTAACTCCACATTGCTATAGTCCAACAAAATAAACTCATCAATAGGCAAAACATAAGCCCCTCGATCCAAATTTCTATTCGACCAAGTCGTAACCCCCAAAAAACCATCCTCCAACTCCACCACATCCCGAACCTCCCGAGTTGCCCCCACACAAGTCGGATCAACAGTAGAAATCACCTGCTTCGTGATTGGATCAACAATCACAATACCCCCAAAATTTATCGAAGCGATCGCAATAAAACCCGAGCTCAAAAAGCAAAAAGACTCCAAACTCCCTAAATCATGTTGGTTACTCGAATAAATCATATCCGTTACCAACCAACTATCCTTAGCAACCTTTAAAATTCGTCCTCCATACTCAGAAATCCAAAGAAAACCAGCCTCATTAGGATCTGTCCGTATTTTCGTTGGTTGCCGCACAATATTTTTGCCGATCGCAGACTCCCCATCCGCCGAAAACTCCAATCGACTAGCAACAAACGCCCCCGAAGGATCATACTCACTCACATGACCACTACCAGTTCCTGTTGCCCCCAAGCCAAATCTATTCACCACCAGTAAATTGCCACCTTCCAAAAACAAGCAATCTCGCGGCTCATTAAGCCTATTATTTCTCACATTTCCCACGCTGTTAAACTCGCCAATCTCCGCCACCGGCGCACCACCAAGATTGCGATCATAAATTCTCACCAGATGACGCGCCTGAGAAACCAAAGCAACCAGGTTTTCACCATTAAAATCTATACCTCTAACATAAGCTATTCCCTCATTGTCACTCGTCGGATCTTCATACGCGATCGGAAGTTGACCACAAATAGCCAAATCATTCGTAACCTTTAATATATTTCCGTAATAGCTAGTTAAATATAAATCATCGCCCACTCTTTTAAAAGTAATAGCTCCATTTGCCAGCGGAGAAACAATTTTCTTCTTAATCTTCCGAGAGACTTTTTCCAGCAAATCACCTTGGCGATTAGCACTCAACCAAACCTGACAATTGTCCTTGCTAGCCATTACTCCAATTCCTTTAAGACCAACTCAGTCATTTTTCCGTCTCCCACCTTTTCCTTTCCAATCACCTCAAACTCGCGCGTTCCCTTGCGCCTGTCGGCGGCGCGGGGTCGCTCGTCAAACTCTCGCTCCTCAAAGTCTAACGAATCACCATGAGAAACTTTATTGGCTTGAATAGTCTGGATCAGAAAAGTAATGCGATCGCCCTCCACCACCGTAGCAGTTTCATACCCAGGTGAATAACTTTCATCAAAAATGCCAGAAACTCTGTCACCATCAATAATAGCGACAGAGCTAAATACTCCACTTGTGAAAATATCTAAATTTTCATCCATTATCTACTCAGTCTGGAACCTCTAACAGGCACAGTCACTTCTTCTCGTTTTTCAGTATCAAAACCTTCTGGATCAGGGAAAGTTTCAGTCGGGCTTTCTTCTGTCACTTCCACTTCCTCAACAACAGTTGCTGGTGGCTCTTCCACCACTTTTTCAAAAAATTTTTCGCCATGAATTTCCAATTGTGCCGATGTTAAATCGACAACCATCCCAGGCTTTAAAAGCTGACCCCCATGTTTTTTGACGATTTTCTCAGGATCATACTTTCTTTGCTCAATTACGGTTTTACCCGTTCCCGCCTCTTTGACTTCCACAGAATAGGTATCTTTAAGTTTATATTTAGCCATTTAAGACTCTCCTTCGATTTCAGTTGATTTTTGACGAGATTGATATTGTTCCTCAGTTTCGAGTACTAGCTTATGCTTTTCGTACTCGGAATCAGTAAGCTCTACTGTTTCCCCAGATTTCAGCGTTTTAGCCGAAGACATTCGACATACTAGCCCATCGCGAACTCGATAAAGCTTTTTGCCAGTCGTTTTAGTAGTTGTATTTTTTGTAGTAGCCATAAATGTTCAATGATTAATGATTAATGGTCAATGTTCAATGATTAAGCAGCATCAGACAAAGGAGTAGATACATCAGTTGCAACACTAAAACATTGAGGATGACGCACCCCAATATCGCAAGTATGTAAGATTCTTAACTGAATACCTCCAGACAAATATTGAGCTCCATAGGGATTAGCCAAAATTTCAGTATTACCCCATTCAGCAAAGAACAATTCAGACCATTTACCAAAAGCCAAGGCTGATAAATTAGTCCCGGTTCCCTTAGTCAGATTCCCTGGCATTTGATTTGTGCAGTAATAAGGATAGCCATTGACCAATCCTTCACCAGGAGCATTAGCCCGATCCATCCAAAGCGTTACGCCATTAGTCCCAGGAAATTTCTGAGTCGATTTCAGTTCACCGCGCATTCTGGCATTACCCAACCAACCCATAGACCCCACATCAGCATTAGCGGTAGCAATCTTAGTTTCAAACTGGACAATACGCGCCCAGTTTGGCGGTTCACCATTTGTCCCGTGAGTAATGGCATTTACTCCTGGAGTAACAATCAGCCCTAGAGGTTCATCGTTGATTCCAGTTCCCATAAGTGCTGCTCTATCTACCCCTAGTGCAATATTGATTGCTAACTCGCGACGCATAAATTGCTCAATATCGAGAGATGATTGCAACATCATTAAACGAGTACTAACCATCCAAGCACCCAAGGTTTTAGGTCGAATCTGGAGCAAACCAAAAGTCGCATCAATTTCCCCTGGATCTGCTCCCTCAGCCACCCAATAAGTATTAGTGCCATCGGTAGAACCTGTTAATTGCTTAGGTATGTCTAGATTACCTACTAGTCCTGTAAGTGTTTGTGCGCCTGATTGAATAACAACAGCCGTATTACGGAAAATCTCGATAAACTTAGTATCGTCTAATTCAGTCTCGACCAGATTTCCGCCTGAGATAGCATCCCCAACATTAAAAGACCTTTGGAATAAATTACGTGTTGCCGCTGATTTCATCAAAGCTCGATAGCCATCATTAGCCTGTCGCTGATTGACAATCAAATCAAAAAACGGAATTTTAACGCCATTGTTACTCTTAAGACCTGTTAGTTTTTCATTGCGCTGACAAAGCGCGTTATGAACTTCTTTCTCTAACCCAGCACCATCCCAATTTTTAGTCAGATTAGCCATGATTGCCCGACAGATACTATAGGATTTTTCTTCCTTATGGTTTAAGCCCAAAGGATCTGTTGTCTTGGCTAATGGTTTCTGCTTTTCGGTTACTTTGCCCAAGACCAACGAGCGAGTAGCCTCAATGCTCAGACCTTCATTGATCGCCTTTTCAACAATTTCGTGACAATCATATTGCTTATATTGTTCGCCCAAGGCATAAAGCGAACTCAGGCGATCGCGCTCTTGCTGCCGAACATCAGTTTCATTAACTTCAATCGTAGTAGTAGTTTCATCCATAGTTTTTTCTTCTATTTGATTTTTATTATTAGATAAACTATCATCTTCAGGTGCAAACGTTTCCACCTTATTTAACTCATGACTGCGCCCAACGCCAACAGTAGCATCAGCAGGAACAGTCACAATACTAAACTCATAGGGTGTCCATTTAGTAACTCGAAAAGTATTAGCTTGGTCTTTCTTCTCTTCTTCTAAGACCATCTTTTCGATCGCATAACCAATACTGACATTACGCAAAATTCCTGCATTAATATCAGCAACAATCTTGACCGCCAGCTCATGAGTTGAAAAACGACATTGACAATAAAGCTTCTTGTCTTCCGTCCAAGCTTTTTCAATTACGCCAATGTAATCATCAAGCTTATGGTTGTATAAGACATTCGCTCCATCGTTGAATCTTTCTAGATTAATCTCCTCACTAGAATGACCAAGAATTTCATAGCCATACCATCGCAGATAAGCATCTTCGCTAGATACAGACAACTCTAAAGTCAAATTCTCCCCGATCAATTGTTCACTATCAGCTCTAATCGATAACTGTATTGACCTTTTATTCTCCCTGGGTATTTTTCTCTCACCAAATCGTGGATCGTCAACGATAAAATCATTCTGATTCGACCTTAACAATACTTGGTTCATTTTCCTTTCCATCACTAACGGTTAATTCTATGCCATATTTTTCCGCAATCTCCTTCTCCCTGGCCAAGTCCTTACAAATCTCCTCAAAATCATAGCCATTTTTCGCCGCCTGTTGAATTCTCGAAGTCAAACCCAAACGAATCGCCCGTTCGATCGCCTTCACCTCCTTATCAGGATCAACCCACTCCCAACCCCGAGAAATCCATTTAGCCGCCTGATAATGCTCTCGATTTATCTCATAATTCGTTAAATTCAACTCACCTGCTAATACTGCCATATCAAGCCATTCTTCATATACAGGATTAATAAATTTTTCAATAAACCAAGCCTGTAAAACTCGCCATAAATCACGAGCATCAAGAGAACTTAAGCGACTACTACTATAATTAGACCGTGAGTAATCCTTACTAATCGCCTCATAAGTCACCCCATTACCCGCCGCAGCACCCCGCAACATATGAGCATTAAATTCTGGCAATGCCGAATTAGGACGAGAAGGATCAAAAGAGTTTACTTTTTCTCCAGGAGCTAAGTACATCAAGCTTCCTGGTTCCAATGCTTCATTAGCCTTAACTGTTTCTACTATCTCTAGTTCTTCGCCCTCGCCGACCTCTTCCACCTCTGGCTCATTCAATAGATCCGCATCTTCAGTAGTGATCAAAGCCGCAATATTAGCTGAAGCTCTAGCCGCTATCTGTTCCGATTTCTCATATTCCGAAAGATTTCGCAACCGATTAATCGAGCTAAAAAGCCAAGGAACCCCACGCGTTTGTCCTGGTCTTTCCTTAAGGAACAGATGAATTATTTCCTCGGCGGGAACACGAGTTATGTAACGTCCCGAACTAGCAACATTTCTAAATCCATAATCCCCTGGATGATCCGAATAAACATAATAAGCAACAGGTCGATTCCATCTATCTAGCTCAATGCCCATCTTGACCTGATTTTGCGTTTTATTCCCAACCCAATTTCTCGCAATCTGATCATCCGCAATCTGGTCGGCTTCAATCACTTCAAGGGAAAAAGGAATAGCAGAATCATCAGAAGAACTTTTAATTTTTCTGATAAAAACTTCACCAGATTCAAAAAAACTTTTGATAATTAATTGTTGTAGTAAAGCTAAGCTTCCATAGCCTGAAGCATCACAATTTTTAGACCATTTCACCCAAGACTTTTCAATGGCATCATTAGTTTTTTCGTCAAAACCTTCACCCCGAATTTTTGATACTTGAGACTGTAATTTGATGCCAGTTAAAACAATATTATTAACAAAAGCTCTTTGTAAGCCCCTGGCATAGTCATCATTTCTGATTAAATCCCTCGAACGATTCCGCAAGGTACGTAAAGACGTATAAATCTCAGCATCAGCGGAAGTGCCACTAGTCAGCCAATCCTGATTCAGCGGATTTCTGCGAGCACCATCATATTTTCTGGTCGCTTTTTGATATTTATGTCTTGGAGTAGAGCTAAAAAGTTGACGAATTTTGTCGAATATGCCCACTATCTTATTAGTTAATTACTAAAGAATAATCAGTTTAATTTCAAATTTCAATTTTAGTTAATTCTAAAGTTTTAGGATTAGCTGTAAAAAAATGGCTAGTTCTTCCACGAGAATAAACTTCTATATTAATTAACTTGGTGCTATCAGTATAATTCGCCGTAGCTCTAAACAAATTTCTATCAAGCTGTAATTCTTGAGAAACTTTGTCTATCGCATTATTTGAAACTTTCGATAAATCTTCACGTGAAACAATTTTTTTAGTCATCAGAACCTAACCTGCCTCCTTTGGATTCCTCTAACTTTGCCTGACTCTCTTTTTAAGCGTAATCTTAATCGTGATTGGATATTTTTCAGCCGTTGTAGGTCATGATAAGAAACCTCTCTTTCTCCAATTTTATAAGATGATACTCCATCCATTGGTAACAAGTTAAGGAATTCGGGAATTTGTCAAGAGGGAACAAA